CGTGGTGCCAGACAACGTGCGCCGGACGATCGCGCCGACGTTCGTGGATCGGCGGTGGGCTCCGGATCCCGGGTACCGCGGCCCGTTCGCGCTGGCTGGCATCGGCCGGGACGTGCAGACCGGGGAGGCCTGGGCATGAGTGCAACAGGCACCGAGGCGCGCGTGTGCGCAGACATCGCAGAGCGCCAGAAGATGGGCGGTGATCGCGAACTGCTGGAGCTGGCTGCAAAGGCTGCAACCCGCCGCGTCATCGTCCGAGCGGCCGCTGAAATCGGGAGGGCCATGCCGTGAGTGATGTCACCCTGATCGACGGCTGCCAGGTCGACAGCGACAGCGAGGCCTGGCGCCACGAGTGCGAGGCCCGCTCCGTGGCCCACATGCCCAGCACGCAGCAGCGGCATGAGTACGTGGACGCGGTGACGCGCAAGCGCGGCGCCGAAGCTGGCAAGGCGCTGCGAGATCTGGCCACGCGCATCCGCATGGTCGAGGTGCTGGGGAGGTCAGCAACGTGATCGCTGTCACCCTGCCATGGCCCGGTGCAGGCCTGAGCCCCAACGCCCGCCAGCACTACATGGCGCTGGCCCGGGCGCGCAAGAAGTACCGGCGCGATTGCTGGGCGGCGGCGATCTCTCAGGGTGTGCGACGCGTGGCGGCCGACAGGCTGCAGGTGGCCATCCGGTTCGCGCCGCCCACGCGCCGGCACTACGACCTGGACAACCTGCTGTCGCGCCTGAAGAGCGGGCTCGACGGCCTGGCGGACGTGCTGGGCGTGGACGACAGCCGGTGGTCGCTGCGCATCGAGATGGCCGAGCCCGTCAAGGGCGGCTGCGTTTCCGTGGAGGTGTCCTGATGGGGCAACCCAAGAAGCCGCGCAAGGCCTACCGGCCGCGCAATCTGATCATCCCGCCGGCATTCGGCACGACCTGTGACATGGACACGCGGCTCGGGCTGCGCATGCGCGAGGCCGTCGATGCGCTGACTACCGGGGCGGGTGACTGGGACGACATGATGGGCTGCGAGTCCGAGCTGATCGTGGGCATCCACCTGCAGCGCATTGCCATGGCCAGGCCGACCGAGCACCAAGTCGAGATGGAGTCGCTTGGCGAACTGCGCAGCGCGCTGGTCGATGTGGCGCAGGCGATGGCGGCGATCAAGGCCCGGCACAAGGCGACGGCGCGCGTCGGGTGCTCAGGCGAGGAGCGCCAGTCCATCCTGCTGCTGGCCGACTTGATGGATGAGATGCGTGCAGCGCTGCCGCGGAGGTTGTGGCTGCTGGCCTACCGCGAGGCGCTGGATCGGCCGGTGGTGCGGGTGCAGGAGGTGGCATCATGAGACGGGCGCGAGTGAACGAAGCAGGAAGGCGCATCGGGGAGGGCCACCACATGGCCAGGCTGAGTGATCGTGAGGTCGATCAACTCATCGCCGACCGTGGGTCTGACGATGCGCCGCGCATGAGTTACACGCAGCTGGCGCAGAAGTGGGGCATCAGCAAGTCCAGTGTGCGCGACATCTTGATCGGCCGGCGGCGCGGGCAGATCGGCCCCAGCGTGGACAAGCCGGCGTCGAAGAAGTCGAAGCTGCCCAAGGTACGCGTCAATCTGCGCATTGGGCTGCATGCTCGGGCCAAGCTGCACCGGCTGGGCGGCGGGGCGTGGCTTGAGCGGGTGATCGAGGAGGCGACGGTATGACGCGCACTGAAAAGGCTGCGGCCACCAGAGGGAAGCGGGTATCTGGTGGCGTCGCAAAGCCGCGCGCACAGGCGTCAGTTGATGCGCGCACGGCACGCGCAGCGAAGGCTGATGAGGTGCTGCGGCTGATGGTTGATGAAGGGATGAGCACGACAAGCGCGTGCAAGCAGGTTGGGCTTGGATGGCAGGCGTTTTGCAGCTGGTGTGAGGACGACCCTGACCATGTGGAGCGATACACCCGCGCGCGCGCGCAACTGCTGGAGCGCATGGCCGAGGAGATCCACCAGATTGCCGACACCCCGGTCGAAGGCGTGACGATCACCACCAAGGCGGACGGGGGCGTCGAGGAAAAGCGCGCCGACATGATCGAGCATCGCCGGCTGCAGATCGAGTCGCGCAAGTGGCTGCTGGCCAGACTCATGCCGAAGAAGTACGGCGACAAGCAGCAGGTTGAGCACAGCGGGTCCATCGGCCTGGAAGGCTTGATCGCTGGCGACGATGGCGAAGGCTGAGACGGTTTCCAAGGCGCGCGAGCGCATCCGCGCATGGCGCCGTGATCCGGTGCAGTTCGCCCGCGACTGCTTCGGCGTCGAGCCGGACGCTTGGCAGGTCGACGCCATGCGCTCGCTCGGGGGCGATCCGAACCCGGCCCGCCGGCTTGTCATGAAGGCGTGCACCGGTCCCGGTAAGTCCGCCACGCTGGCATGGATGGGATGGCACCGGCTGGCGTGCTTCGCCGGCAAGGGGGAGCACCCAAAGGGCGCAGCGCTGTCGATCACCGCCGACAACCTCAAGGATAACCTGTGGGCCGAGCTGGCGAAGTGGCAGAGCCGCAGCAAGTTCCTCACCGAAGCCTTCGAGTGGACGAAGGAGCGGATCTACGCCAAGGAGCACCCGGAGACGTGGTTCCTGTCGGCGCGATCCTTCGCCAAGGACGCGGACGCTGAAAGCATCGGTCGGGCGCTGTCGGGCCTGCACTCGCAATACCCATTCATCCTGCTCGACGAAACCGGCGACATGCCGAGCGCAGTCGGCCGGGCGGCAGCACAGATCTTCACCGGCTCGCCGGCTGACGCTGCCATCATCCAGGCCGGCAATCCGACCAGCACCGGCGGGCTGCTTTACGAGTCGTGCATGACAGCGGCCCATCAGTGGACGGTCATCACGATAACGGCCGACCCCAACGATCCGAAGCGCACCCCGCGGGTGAGCAAGGAGCATGCTCAGGAGATGATCGACACCTACGGCAGGGACAACCCGTGGGTGATGGCGACGATCCTGGGGCTGTTCCCGCCAGACGGGTTCAACAGCCTGTTCGGAGCCGATGAGATCGATGCGGCCATGAAGCGCTTCTACCGCGACGACCAGCTCGGCAACGCCGCGGTGATCTTGGGTGGCGACGTGGCAAGGCAGGGCGACGACAGCAGCGCGGTGTGCAAGCGCCGCGGGCGCCAGGCGTACCCGATTCGCACAATGCGCATCCCTGACACCACGCTGGTCGCGCAGCAGTTCGTTCAGGAGAAGTCGAAGCACGACGCGGATGCGTTCTTCGTGGACGAGACGGGCGGCTACGGCGCTGGGGTGATCGACACCATGCGGGCGGCTGGGCACCAAGTCGTGGGCGTTCAGTTCGGTGGGTCAGCCAGTGATCCGCGGTATTTCAACAAGCGCAGCGAGATGTATTTCGAGCTGGCCGAGTGGGTCAAGGCCGGCGGCGCGCTGCCGTTGGATCGTGAGCTGAAGGAGGAGCTGTGCGCGGCGACATACGTCTTCCAGGGCGACCGATTCCGGCTGGCGGAGAAGCAGCTCATCAAGGACAAGATCGGCCGCAGCCCCGACAGGGCTGATGCGCTGGCGCTCACGTTTGCATTCCCGGTGGCTCCGCGCGACCCGTTCCGATCAGTTCGGCGCCGCGCTGATCCTTTGGCGGAGCACAACCCATACGGCTAGGTGCGCGTGTGTCGGCATGGCTGGCTGACCATGCCGGCATGCCGACCGCCACCGTCAGGCCCTGTGCCATCCTCGAAATCCGCGACGCTGCCGGCGCTGAAACCCTGCTGGCCGAGTACGAGGCCGAGTCTTCGATCAATGGTCTGGGTGGCGTATGCCCTCAGTGGGACACCTACTCGGCGCTGGAAGAGGCTGGGCTCGCCAGGGCGTGGGTGGCTGAGGTTGATGGCCAGATAGTCGGCCTGCTTGTGCTCATGTCGGCCGTGCTGCCGCACTACGGGCGCAAGATCGCCACCACAGAGAGCTTCTTTGTCGCTGCGGCGCATCGGTCATCTGGCGCCGGCTTGGCGCTGCTGAGGGAGGCAAAGCGCGCGGCGGCGGACATGTGGTGCGCTGGCATCTTCGCCTCGGCGCCTGCTGGCGGCCGCGCTGATGAGTTGTTCTCGGCGCTGGGGCTTGAGCCCGTCAGCCGGATCTACTTCGCGGCGGTGGAATGACTGCGCTTGTCCATCAGCCAGCCGCAGCCATCCAAGCTGTCAGGGCGCTGGAGTCAGCGCTTCTGGCCTCCCCTCAGGTGCATATGCCAATTGAGCACTCTCTGCACGCCGGGTTGTACGCCCGCACGGCGCGCATCCCCGCTGGAGTGGTGGTGACAGGGGCAGAGATCAAGTTGGCGACGGTGCTGGTACTGAGCGGAGACGCCACGGTCTACACCGGTGACGGCGAGATCCGGCTGACCGGATACCACGTCATCGAGGCCTCAGCAGGCCGCAAGAGCGCGTTCCTGGCCCATGCCGACACGGCACTGACGATGCTCTTTGCGTCTCAGGCCCGCTCGGTCGATGAGGCCGAGCGCGAATTCACAAACGAGTTTGACGCTCTGGCGTCAAGGAGGTAGGCGATGTCTGGAATCACGGCGGCTGGGGTGCTGGCGGCGGCGGCAGTGGCCGGCGTTGCTGTCTCGGTGCACCAGGGGGAGCAGGCCCGCAAGCGTGCGAACCGGGCGCTCGGGATCCAGAAGAAGGAGGCTGACCGCTCGTTCAACGCTGCCAATCCGAACCGCCCGAACGCTGCGGCGATGGCAGCAGACAACATGCAGGCGGCTGGTGCGGGAGTCGCGTCAACCACGCTGACTGGCGGCGCTGGCGGAGCTCCTGTGTCGCGCTCGTCGCTCGGTTCGTCGTCGCTGCTGGGGGGCTGATGCAGCCTGACCGAGCCGTCCAACAGCGCGAGGCGTCTCGCGTCGACAGTGATGCGCCAACGCGTGAGCAGCTACTGCGCCGCTGGTCGGCGCTGAAGTCCGAGCGGGCCAGCTGGTGGCCGCACTGGCGCGAGATCAGCGACAACCTGCTGCCTCGTGCTGGGCGGTACTTCGCCAGCGACCGCAATCGCGGTCAGAAGCGGCACAACGCGATTCTCGACAGCTCTGGTACGCGCGCGCTGCGCATCCTGGCGGCCGGGATGATGGGCGGCATGACGAGCCCGGCCCGGCCGTGGATGCGACTGTCTGTGCCCGACAAGGCCATGGAGAAGGTCCCGGCCGTCAAGCAGTGGTTGGCCGACGTGACCCGCCTACAGCTGGAGGTGTTCGCGAAGTCCAACGCCTATCGTGCGCTGCATTCCTGCTACATGGAACTGGGAGCTTTCGGCACCTGGGCCGATGTGCTGCTCGACGATTTCGAGACGGTGACGCACCACCAGCCGATGACGGTGGGCGAGTACTGCATCGGCGCCAACTTCCGCGGCGACGTGGACACGCTCTACCGAGAGTTCGACGTGACGATCCACGGGCTGGTGTCAGAGTTTGGCCTCAACGCTGTCTCTGACCACGTTCGCAACCAGTACAACAGCGGAAATCTTGACTCCTGGGTGACGGTGATCCACGCCATCGAGCCGCGCCGGCAGCGCGACAGCGGCAAGCGTGATGCGCTCAACATGCCGTGGCGATCGGTGTACTTCGAGGCGGCGTGTGATGACCGAAAGCGCGTGCTGCGAGAGGGTGGATTCCGGGCGTTCCCGGCGCTATGCCCGCGCTGGGACACGTCTGGCGGCGACATCTACGGCAACAGCCCAGGCATGGAGGCGCTTGGCGACATCAAGCAGCTGCAGCACCAGCAGCTTCGCAAGGGCCAGGCCATCGACTACCAGGTGCGCCCTCCGCTGCAACTTCCGTCGAGCATGCGCAACCAGGAAGGCAATTTCCTGCCGGGGGGGCACAACTACGTGGACAACCCAGCCGCCGCAGCAGGGATCAGGTCGGCGTGGGATGTGAACTTGCGTCTGGACTACCTGCTGCAGGATATGCAGGACGTTCGCCAGCGCATCAACAGCGCGTTCTCGGCCGACATGTTCCTGATGCTTGGTTCTGCTGACATGACGCGCATGACGGCAACCGAGGTGGCGGAGCGGCACGAAGAGAAGATGCTGATGCTCGGCCCGGTGGTAGAGCGGCTGCATTTCGAGCTGCTGTCTCCGCTGATCGAGCGCACGTTTGATCGCATGGTATCGGCCGACATCCTGCCGCCGGCGCCGCAGGAGCTGCAGGGTGTGCCGCTGAACGTCGAATTTGTCAGCATGCTGGCCCAGGCACAGCGGGCCATCGGCATCAACAGCATCGACCGGTACGTGATGACGCTCGGCCAGGTCGCGCAACTCAAGCCAGACGTGCTGGACACGCTGGATGCGGACGTGCTGTCCGAGCGCTACGCCGACCGCATGGGCGTTGATCCTGATCTGGTCATCAGCGGGAAGCGGCTGGCGCTGATCCGCGACCAGCGCGCCCAGGCTCAGGCCCAGGCTCAGGTGGTAGCCCAGGCAGAGCAGGCCGCCAGTGCGGCGCAGAAGCTCGGGTCGGTGCAGACCGGTCCGGCCCCCCAAGACAACGCGGTGGCGTCCGTGCTCGACGCCTTCACTGGTTACACCTGAAGCGATCAAATCATGCTGGTCAACATCACTGAACACTTCATCGAGTCCGGCCGCGAGTGGCAGGTTGGGCAGAACCCTGATGTGCCGCGCGAGGTAGCGGCAATGTGGATTGCTGATGGAAAAGCGACTGCCGACACTGATGGGGTGCGCAATCAATCCCCGGTGTCAGGGGAAACAGTTGCCGCATCGCCATCTGGCGACACCACCGGGGCAACGGATAGCGCGGCAAT